ATGGTTATGCGAAAAGCTCGAGGTATTAACAGATTAATGTGCATATATAAATGTGGTAACAAAAGTACCCGTTTTGATAATGTCGAATCTGACTGTTTAAAATATCTTAGAGAATATTTAACTGATTATACTGCCGAAATAAAAAATCAAATTAAAGAAGATGATAAGAATATTTATATATCTCAAATATTTCAATTAAAAAAAGAACTTACAACTTTAAACAACCAAAGATTAAAACTATTTGACTTATTAGAAAGGAATTTATATGATGAAGATACTTTTTTAGAACGATCTAAAAATATCAATGATAGAATTGAAACTGTTTCATCAACTTTAAAATCTATAGAAAAACTATTAAAGAAAAAGTCTAAGGCTTCTTATGAAGAAGATATTGAATTTTTTAAAAGTGTTTTAGATGCATATGATGAAACAGAAAATATTTCTAAAAAAAATAGTTTACTAAAAAGCATCCTCTTTAAAATAGAATATACTAAAACTAATAAAGGAAAAGATTACGAAATTAAACTTTTTCCTAAACTTCGTAAATAAGCCTAATAGGCTTATTTACTTGCTTCAATCCAATTACATACAACATATTAGATATATTTCATTACACACAACATGTTGTATGTAATGAAATTAGTTTCTTCATTATTATATAGTTTTAATAATTTCTAGGTTAATAATAAAAGGGAAGAATTTAATTTGAAATTCTTCCCTTTTATTATTATTTTTTTAAACTCGGTAATATCCAAACATCACTAGCTTGACTTACTATATCTCTACCAAATAATTTATTATTTTTAACTAAATCTATCTGTTTTTTCTTTAATGTAAAACTTATAACCTTACTTTCACTACCATCAGTCATATCTGAAACTGCCCAATATTGAATTTCATTAAATGTATCTCCACCTTGATTTAATATAATATCCTCTATATTATATCCATTTTGATTTATTGTTGCTGTATTACTATAACTTGGTGATATTTTAGCTTTAATAATTAAAGTATCCCCATTTATGGTTGCATTAATCAATTCCCCAAACTTTAAACTAGATATATCAGTATGTTTTTTAGGATCATTTATATTTTCTTTTTCATACTCAACTTTTTCACTATTATCTTTTTCCTCATCTACTGCACGCTTCCATTTTTCAACAGCTTCATCCTTTGTCTTTAAAATAAACTTTTTTCTCTCTAAATACTTTTCTTGTTGCTCTTTATTTAATTCGTTCCAATAATTTTCTGTTATTTCTACAGCTGTAGTTCTTTCACTTGGAGTCATTTCTTCATAAGTTTTATTACATTCCAATATTTTTATATGTTTATCCTTTACTTTACTTTCAGGAATTTGTTTAGATACTTTTTGTTTTTCAATTTTATTAGGTTTATATACACATTCCCAATATATACTAGATATAAGTATTATACTTAAAAATATAATTAATCCTTTTTTCATAACTTCCCTCCTAAAAATATTCATTAACATTATATAACATTTTTGTTAATGGATAAAGTTCTTAATATTTACACATATATTAATTTTAATTATAATATAAATATGAGTGTTCCAACACCAAACTCGTTTAAATCAAAAGAGAATGCTGAATCCCTAACAGCATTTTCTTTTTTTATGTATTTGATAATAAATATTTTTTCTATTTCCTGAAAGTAAAAAAGATTGGAGTAAACCAACCTTTTTCTTGTTTTATAATAAGTGTTTATATTTTACTTTTTAAACTCAATATTTCTTGTGTAATCTCATCAACTAAGGCTCTTCCCTCTTCATCACTCAAATTATCCACTTCATCCTTAATTAATACTTTGTTAAACTCTAATTTATTAAGAATATATCTATGGTTAATTTCAAAGCTTTTAAAGACATCATCCCATGTCATTGCATATATTTCATAATTTCCTAATTGCTTAACTAAACAATTTTTTCCTTTATCTTTCCAAGTATCATATTCTTTTCTTATATAATCATCAACTTTAGAACCTATCATTATAAACTTCCATTTTCTATGACTACTATTAGAGAAATTTAAATCTATTATTGTATCCATATAATCTTCGACTTGCCTATATATTTTTTTATTTAGTCTAACTGATGGTGCTTTTAATTCAACAATGATATGCTCCTCGCCTTCTGTTGAGTTTTCATATTGTATACTTCTTGACCTACAAATAAAAATATCAGGTCTTTTATATTTCTTAGAAGGGTCTAAATTACTTTCTTTCACTATATCCTCATACTCTTTTTCTGATAATCCATCTATTAAATATGCATAGTTCTTAATAAGTCTTTCAAAATTCTTATCAGCAGATACTAAATTGTATTGCTCACCAAATAGCCAGTAATTATTTTCAATAATTATTTGTATATGATCCCTTTCATTCGCAAATGAAGCTTCATCAAATATTATTTTTTTAAGGTTTTCTATAACAAAAAGTCTATTTTGTATAGATGATACTGTCCTAAGTATTCGTGATAAAGTAGTTTTCTTCAGTACATCATTTAAGTCCATTCTTTCTTCTGGAGTTAAATTTACTATACTATCCATAATATTTATAATTCCCTCCCTTTCATCAGTATCTAATAATAAATTTAGAAAACCTACAACTGATTTTTTGTTTTCAATAGAGCCAACAAAAATTTTAGGCTGTACTGCACATATTTCAGTTAATACTTCTTTCAAATCATCTTTTCTCATTGAATCATACTTACTATCTTTAAATTTAGGAAAAGCACCTTCCTTTTCAAGTTTTTCTATTATCATAGGCGCTTGAAGTTTTGAATAGTTTTTAATTTGTTCTACAACAAGCTCTTTTAATTTTTTCTCTAGCATTTTAAACTTTCTATCTTTTTGATTCTTAGTATTTAAAATATTAATTTGATTATCTAATATATTTTTTTTGTCAATTATAGGAATAAAATCATTAAAATAATTAGATCTAACATATATACTATGTGGAAATTCTAAATTTTTATTATTAAATGAAGTTGTTTTTTTATAAGCTTGATTAAATTTCTCATCAATAAAATAAGCATGATATTTTTCAGATATCTTTCCTATCCATTTAATAAAATTCACTTTAAATAAATCATCATCTATTTTAAAATCCACTTCTTTACTTAGGGATTCATCTATAAATTCTAAATAATTTAAACTCTTTCCATTTATAGTAATCTCATAATTATTATCTTTATTTAAATATAAAAACCAAGCAAACTTATCATTGAAATAATCTTTAAATATTTTTGAATTAATCTCTACTTCTTTTATATCATTTATACCAGAAATAGTTACTATAGTCCCTGTTTTTTCTTCAGTTTCCATTAAATCAAATGCTTCAAATTCAGTTGCAGTTGATTTAAGTATTTCAATTTTAAATTTTTCATTGCTACTCCCTTTACTATAAACTGTTTCCCAAGTTGCTTTTTCTCCAAAAGATATAAATGAAAATCTCCCCTTACCTTTAGATCCATGAATATTACTCATTTTATTATTATTAATTTTTTTAGAATCCAAAACACATTTAAATGTATCTTCTAATTCATTAAAGTTAATTCCTCTGCCATTATCCTTAATAATAATAGAATCAATACCACCTAATTCATTACAAGTAAATTTTATATCTATTTTAGTTGCTTCAGCATCAAATCCATTCCATATATATTCACTTATTCCCTCTTTATAATCTTTATTCGTTACTAATTTATTAATACTTCTATTCGTTAGTTGTGCTGTATATTTCATTCTTTCCCTCCATTTATTCTTGTATTTCAAAAACAAACCAAGTATAATAGAGGTGTATTAAAGAAATACAATTTATCTTTTGAAACCACTATTGATTTCACTGTCGTAGTGGTTTATTTAATTTTACAATAAATTGGATAAATTTGTCCATAGGTACCTATTTATATAGGTGGTATACTTCTTAAATTCCATACTCTTTTACTAATAATTCACTTTTCTTATGAATATTATTTAAAAATTTGAGTATATTAATAACTAGGTTATAGTTAAATAACTTGCGTTGATAAAGGTGTTTAAAATCACTTACGCTTATACTTATTTAAACTAAAAAAGAGAGATAGGCATATACATTTATATACCTATTTCTCTTCTTAATCGTCTAATAGTTAAAGTATAATATACCTTAATTATATAGACTTTATATTTATTCTATCAATAAAATTTATATTTATTAACATATTCTATAAAATCTTTCTTTTTGTTTCCCTTCATATCTAACATAACCGTCACTTGGATTACCATCAGCACGATAAAAAGTTATACGTAACCATCCATTAGTTCTATACATTGGTGAAGCTTTGTAATTAGGTAATAATATTTCATCTGGTTCTTTTTTATTTACATCATCACTATTCCACCACACATAAGTATCACCATTATCGTTATGATATCCAAAGTGATAATCGAATGATATTCTATTATAGTTTTCAATATCTATATAAGCATGATACATTTTTTCACTACCTGGATATACTATCTCTATAAATTTAAGTGAAGGATATATTCCTAATACAAAAATCCTGTCTAAACTATCTATATATCTATTAGGAATTGGTTCACAATTTTTATTTAAAACTGATATTCTTCCCGCTCCAACTATAGTTGCATTTGTTCTTGTTTCTGAACTCTCATAAAATCCATCTAATGATACTGAAGATTGAGTTTGACTTGGAATATTATCTGTTTTAATATCTTTGTTACAAATTCCCTCAGCAATTAATTCACCTATTAAGTTAGATCCTTTAGCTTTATATATAGATACATCAGTTGTCGCTTCACAGAAACAAACTTCTATAATTACCGCAGGCATTGATGTTTTTCTTAATTCATATAATTTAGGATTTGTTTTTACCCCTCTATTTCTTAAACCTGTACCATTAGCAATTGAATTAACTATTCTTCTAGCATATACTTCAGCTTGTCCGCCAGCTCCACAAATCCATGTCCCAGTTCCTAAAGCTCCATTATAACTATCATAAGCTTTATCAAAGTGTATTGAGATAAATAAATCTGCTCCCCACTCCTCCGCTTTATTAACTCCATATCTTAAGTCTGTATTAACATCACAATTACCTGGTGTTACATCAAGAACTTCATGTCCTTCTTTTCTTAAATTTAAAATTACAGAATCTTTTACCTTTCTATCTTCTATAGTTTCATCTATTAATGCACTTGCTCCTTTAGCTTGAAAATTATGTCCACCTCTTACTGCTATTTTCATATTAAATCATCCTCTCTTTATATTTTGGTAACGACATTTATGTCGGTGACAAATTTATTTTTTTAATTTTTCTATAATATCTTTTTCAGATACATTTTCATATTTCATTAATTTAATAGAACATCTATCAGCTATTTCTTTAAATTTATCTCTTTCACCTTCAGTAACTTCTAATTGTTTTCTTAAATACTCATTTTCTTGTTTTAATGATTTAATGTAATCTTCTCTATTTTCCATAATGTAATATCTCCTTTTTAAAAGTTATTTCTTATTTTATTAACAGTATTGAAAACTTCTTCTTTTATATCTTCAACATCATCTAATGATAGAATATTAAGGAAACATCCAGTAACTATAAATAAATTTTCTACATCCTTTTTCCACATTCTTTTATAAAGTGCATTTTCTTTTTCTAATTTCTTTACATAATTACTTTTTCCTATATATTGAACTCTCCATCATATAAATGTCTTATTTTTATAATTAAAGTCAATAAAAAAGACTATCTCTAGTCCTATCTATTGCCTTGTTTAACTATTTATTTTCTACTGGTACATAATTTGATATTGCAGCTAGTTTACTTTCTAAATCAATATTCTTAGATTTAAGCTGTTCATTTTCTTCTTGTAATTTCTTTAATATCTCTGAATTTTCTAAAACAGCCTCTTTTCCTTTATTAACTTCTCCAGCAATACTTTGTCTTAACTCTGATATATCTGAAATTGTTAACTCTGGAAACTTATCAAGCATAATTTTATTAAATTCATCCGCTTTAGAACTTAATTTCTTTTCTACTGATTCAGTAATACGGAAGTTTTCTTCAACTATATACCACACGTGCTTTGCTACATCTATGTATTGTTTGTTTCTTATTATCTTTTCTTCAAGTCCACTTTTTTGTAACTTACTTTCTAATACTTTAATTATTAATTTTAAAATTGTTTTTAACATAATATTCACTCTCCTATTTATTAATTGTTTGTTTTATAAATTGATTTGTTGCAACAGCACTAAATGAACATATTATTCCTTGTAATATAGAAGTAGCATTTAGTCCCATTATGGAAATACTAAATCCAATACCTAAAAACATTAATATCCAAGGAATAGTCCAATTTAACACTTTAGGTGTTTTCTTTAAAAAATAACCTATAATATAAAGAGCAGCTACTAAAATTAATAGCTGCTCTGGAACAAATTTTATTATATTATCCATTCTCTAACCCCTTTCTATTTAAAAATATGATTTTGTATTGCATAAAAAAAGAAGGTTACTATAGAGCCTCCAAACATTGTTATAAATATCTTTAATATCATTATTAAAGTATCTATACTTTTTATTAAGTTAGTTATTTGAACTTCTTTTTTAGCATCACTTTGTTCAAGTTTATCTAATCTATCAGCATGATTATTTAACCTTTTATCATGTGTTTTTAATTTATCTTCTACTAATTCTTCATGCATATCGCTTTCCTTTCTGCCTACATATATTTAGCTAAAATATTATTATTTTTTAGTTTTAACTTTCCATTTTCAACTTTGAAATTTTCTAAGTTATTAAGTAAATAATCATCTTTATCTACAACTATAAATTTATAATTGTAATCATCTTTTTCAGGTCCAAAGTAATCCATATTTTGAACTCCACCAGCATGAAGTTTTATATCTCCAGTTGATTGAGAATAAAATAAAGTTACTTTCTTTTCAAAGTTTTTAATAGAATTATCCATATATAAATCTCCTTTCTATGCTATGGCTATTAGCATTGCTGTAAGTGGTCTAAATTGTACATCTCCTGAATTACTTCCATTTTGGATTTTACATAACCCTTGTACCTCACAAACAACTAATCCATTCTCTATATAATCTCTTGCTCCAGTACAATGTACATGAAACGGAAAGAAATTACCTGAGGTACTATAGTAATACCCACGTAATGCAACTGTCCATTTTAATGAGCTTCTTCTTTTAGTAAATTCAGCTGGTAACTTTATATAAGCTTTACCAGGATTACCAACCGGTATATCAAATGATGTTACATATGTTAATGCGTGGTATGCATGTCCAGTACCAGCGTTAAACCATTCAAGTCCATCTTTACCTAAAGATGCATAAGTACCATCTTCAAAAGTTCCCTTGAATCCTAACCCATCCATTTGATAGTTAGCTGAATAAACTTCTCCCCCTTTTGGTGTCCACTTAACAGCTCCGACATCCCCTTCATAAATCCCAACTTCACTAACATAAATCCAACAAAATTCATCCCAATTAGCACCGCTCTTCATTCCATTATGGTCGAATCTAATCCATACCCACTCATGGTTACCTGTATTAAATTTATATGTAAATGGTTTTTCTTCAGCTGCATTACTTTGAGAACCACCTTGAGCTGTTAATACACAAATTGGTTGTGCATAATCACCATGTTCAGTATCACTTAAAACAACAAAAGCATCCATTGATTGTACATTCTTTTCACAAATATAATGGAAGGTTATTGTATAAGTAGTGTTCTTTTTAACTTTATAAGCTTTATGAGTTTGTAAGTATCTTTCTGGATTGTTATATGCTGCTCTGTTTTTTATTGCACCAGTAATTCTTCCTTTAAATCCATATCCACTATAAGCACCAGCCCAAAATTCAACTCCACCATGAAGCCATCCACGATCTCCACCATGAAAAGAACTGTTTGGAAGTATATTAGATACACTACTTCTTTGCTCTACAGTAAATTTAAATTTATCATTACTTTGTTTAAACTCTGTAAATTGTTGATTAGTTACAGCACTAGCAACTTTTCCATCTAAAGTATTTATTCTACTTTCTGTATTAGAAACTCTATTAGTTATTCCATTTAGATTAGTTTCTAAAGAAACAACTTTACTACTAACATTGTTTACTTCTTGCTTACTCGCCTTACCATTAAGGTTACTTTCTAAAGTTTGTGTTTTACTTTCTGTAGCACTTACTCTCTGTGTAATCCCATCTAAACTAGCTTTTATAGTAGTAACCCTATTATTAACTTCTGTTACCTCTTGCTTAGATGCTTTTCCCCCAAGATTTGTTTCTATAGAATGTGTTTTAGAATTAATAGAGTTGATTTGAGTTGTTACACTATCTCTAAGCTGTGTTACTGAAGAAGATACATCAGTTATTTTAGTATCTATTACTCTTATACTATCTTCTACAAGACTAGTAGTATCCTCTGGTGCAGGACTCCAATCACTTGGCTTATTACCTTCCTCCAACTTAAACATTGTCCACCAGTGCTCTCCTATATTATTAGAAGTTATATATAGCTCTGGTTTATTTCCAGTAGCCTTAGCTCTTATAGTTCCATAATAATACTTCCACTCTGTTGTTAAATTAAAGTGAAGGCTTGAAGATACTGAATTTAATCCATTAGCATCAATAAATGAAATATCTATTGAAAGTGGCTCTTTAGCTTTTGCATAAAATGATATAGTATATTCTTTCCCTACTGTAAATTTTCCTTCAGGTAATCTAATTGGATAATTAGCTAAAACCCACCATGAAACTGAATTAGGTTTAGTTGTATGCAACACATTGCCATATATAGAATCCTCTATTAATTCTAGTGTTCCATTTTGATTAGGTCCTTTTGCTAAACTCCAGTTATTTAAATTTTTGAATTTATAAGTATTAGATAATAAATTTCTACCACCTAATTTAATCTCGGAAATACTTTTATCTATATCTGATTGAGATACTTTACTTTCTATTTCATTTGAAAGTATGTTTAAATTACTTTCTACATTATGCACTTTATTATTAACTGTTGTTATTTCTGCATTAACAAAAGCTTTAGCATTATTAAGAGCTTCTGTAGCTTTACTAGCTGCAATACTATCCGCATGGCTATTAGCACTACTTATAGCTTCTTGTTTAGCTGTATTAGCTTTATTAGTAGCTATATCTGTAGCAAAGTTTTTAGCTGCATCTAAATTAGAATTTATTTTACTTATTAAATCTCTATTTATATTACTTACATTTGTAGTAATACTTTGTGTAGTAGAGTTTAAATCTTGTACACTAGCTTTTATACTGTTATTCTCTTGTGTAAGTTTACTTTCTACTGTACTTATTTTATCTGTTACTGTTTTAATATTATCTAAAACATAATCTGGTGCCATGCTCCAACTATCTGAAGAAGTTGATCCTTCAACCATTTTTACAAATTCAATGTACAAATCAAAGTCATATCCTAAGTTGCTAGTAATAAATCTAAACTGTCTTTCATTTCCTACTTGAGTTGGATTAAATGTAAATTTAAATATTTGCCATTCTGTAGTTAAGCTTAATTCTTTACCAAACACATAATTATAGCTATTACCATCACAAATATTAAATGTTAAAATTTGATTTTTTGAAGCCTTTAACTTACATACAACTGTATATTTTTTAGAAATGTCTAAAGGTTTATTAAGCAAACTATTATTAGAAATATAACACCCCCAATAAGCATAATTAGTAAACTTAAATTTTAATATTCTATTTTCTATGGTTAAATTATTTGAATCATTTGTACAGCTCCAATGATCTGTGTCTTTAAACTCTCCAGAATTTAAAATCATATTTACATCATTAAATTTTATATTTTGAATAGATTTATCTATATCTGATTGAGAAACTTTACTTTCTATCTGACCTTTTAAAATATTTATCTCGCTAGTATTTTTATTCAAATGAGTATTAACATTAGTAATTTCTGAATTAACAAAAGCTTTAGCATTATTAAGAGCTTCATTAGCTTTACTATCAGCGTGAGAATTAGAACTGTTTATAGCTTCTTGTTTCTTTAACTCTGCTATTCTGTTAGCTTCTAATATTGCATCTTGTTTTACCTTATCTGCTTTAGAAATTGCTGTATTAAGATTCTCCTGTGCTTGTTGTATTCTTTTTTGTTCCTCAGCACTTATCTTCCCATCTGCATTGGCTATAGCTTCCGTCTTAGCTAAATTAGCTTTTGCTGTAGCAACTTCATCCGCGTACTTTTTAGCTAAGTTAGATTTTTCTAATGCTAAATTTTCAGCAGCTTTAATTGCTTCTTCTTTAGCTCTATTAATATTACTATTAATAGTTTCTGTAGACTGAGTAAAAGTTTGACTATCTACTTTAAACTTTAATGCATTATCTAAAGCGGTTAAGGAAGCTTTTTGACTAGATAATTCTTTACTATGTTCTGTAATAGTATTTTTTTGTGTAGATAACTCTACATCTAAAGTTCTATCACCTACAGTAACCTTAGTCCCCTTAATAGTTTCAGTACCATTATTGTTTACTTCTCTAATAACACTATTTATATCTAGCTTATTACCACTTATATTAGCATTATCAGCTACTTTATTATTATCTATAGCTCCATCCGTAATACCAGCGTTATGTACTCCATTACCATCTAACATTATAGTTTGGCCATCTTTAGCTCTAACTAATAATCCATACTCTGTAGTACCATCTGATTTCCTATATTCTCCTAATATAACTCTGTTGATATTATTTCTATTAATAAGAATCTGATTACCCACAATTTCTATAGTTCCATCAGCACTAACAATTCTATGTTTGCTAGTTGTAATATCACCAGCTTCTAATTTATTTACGGATAATGAACTTATTTGAGCTGAACCAATAGCTCCTTCTGCAATTATTCCACTTCCTGCAACTATAGAATTAGCTTTAAAATTTTCTGCTGTTAAATTTCCTGCAAGAGCATTTTCTATACTAGCCGTCTTAGATTCTAATACATGTATTTTCCCAACTGCTGCGTTTAAGTCCGTTATATTAGCCTTACCAATTATAGCCTGTTGTAAATCTGCTCTTACAGAATTTAATTCGGTAATATTAGCTTTTGTAGCCTCTAATATACCTATATTAGCTTTTACTACATTAAGGTCTTGTATATCCGCTTTAATTACACTTAAATGATTAATACTTGCTTCTATGACTTCTAATTTAGTGACTTTTAATACATTGGCTTCAAAATTTTCTATTTGCTTAACTTGTATAGAATCTATTGTACTTCCATTGATGGTACCATTGTCTGTAGTAATATTAGAAACTGTATCTGTAGTTTCTTGATTTTCTTGTTGTATATCTTCAAACTTTAGAGTTGCATTAGCAAGTTCAACACTATCCTTAGTATGATCTTGTGGCCACTCTATAGTTTTAACTATTCTTTGCTTATCTTTAATTTTATTTTTCTTGGAAATAAGATTTATTGCATCTCCTAATTTAAAATCTAAGATAGAGCTATATCTAGGATTCAATTCAGCTAGATTTAATATGCTAGCACTATAAGAGCGAAATGGCTTTGAAAGTTCTTCTAACTTAGCCCTGGCATCCTCTAAAAGATTTTCCTTTACACTATACCTTTCATCCTTCCAATAAATAGTTTTAACCTTGTTAGAATATTGATAATTTTCTACATAGTTTTTACCATTATTAATATCTGAAAAGCTTAAACCGTCTTTTCCTTCAGCTATTATTCTTGTTGCATATTGGCGAGAATCTGATTGAACTTGTAGAGCTATAAGATTAAGCGAATCTATAAAATAAGTCCCTTTGTCTTCTCCTAAATGCTCATAAACTTCTATTTGCTTTCCTAAGGTATTAAAAACTATATCTACTCTATAAATCTTTTTAATTTCTCTTACTATTTCCAAAGAGCTCTTATTAGTACACCTAACAGTTCTCCTTTTCTTTAGTGTATTATCCTTTACTGTCCAACCAGTTCCTACTACAGCTAAATTTAAAGCTGAAGTTATTGTTTGCTCTACACTTTCAAACCTATCAAATATGTTGCCTTCAAGTTCTTCTAAGTTAAGCGAACATTCAAATTTAGTATAATCCTCATCAAGTTCTCTAGCTTTAACTACAAACTCATCTTTTTTAGTTCTAATATATGCTTCTTCTACTATTTCATCATAATATTTACCCTTTTTAGGATAATAAAAAGAGAGTGTCTTATCTCCACTCTCTAAAACACTCTCTATACATAAATTTTCATAATCAACTAATCCAGCTACTCTATTTTTATCTTTATCACGTAATTCTATCATAGTCTAACTTTCCTCCTATTTAAGGTCTACAGTTAGGCCTCCATCTGCCAATTTAGTTACATAAATTTCTGCTCCTGCTACTGCAAGTTTTTTAAGTATTTCCCCCTTAGAAACTACCGTAACTACGTAATTCCCTTCTGTAAAAGTTGGCTTAACCTCTTCTTTTTTGTTAACATCTTTGTAGTCAACATCAACTATAGTTTCCTTATTTCCTTTATTCTTTTGAAATTTTCTATTATTTTTATTTGCCATGATTTAAACCTTCTTTCTTAAAATTTTAGGCCAACAGAATTATTAGATTAGTATTATTACTAACTTTTAATAACCTCGTTGGCCAATAAGTTTAATTTTCAATTAAAATACAAAACAATTTAAGCCTTTTCCTACCTGTGTAGCTTTATCTCTAAATTTTTGTACTTCCTTGACTACTTCTTGTGAGTTAGATTGGAATAAATCCATATCTGTAACAAATGTTTGTATATTAGCAACACTATTTTCAGTAAGAACACAACTCATGCTCATTACTTGTTTTTTAACTCCATTAACTTCTATATTTACTAATCCATTGAGATTAGTTGTTTCATTTACTTCACTTGTTACCTTTGGTGTAGATGTAATAGATGTCACTTGATTTTTTAATTCTGCCATTTTATATTCCTTCTTTCTTTTAATTATTTTTCAAATCTTTTTATTTTAGATAAAGAATTATCAATATCTTGTAAACTTACTTTAGTTTCTATTTTATTTTTTAAAACTTCATTTTCTATCTTTAATGTATTTATAACTTCAATAGCTTCATTTAATTTATTTCCTATCATAGCTATAAATTCAGGAATCTTTTCACACTTACTTACATCTAACTTTTCTATAGATTCTTTAATTCCCTCAAATCTAAACCCTTTAGAATCCATTTGTGTTAATGAAACCTTCCCATCTGAATTACTAATTATTGTTGTTATACTAGACATAATTACACTCTCCTTTATAAATATCTTGGTTCATATTTTATAGTCACATCACAACTATTTTTACTCAAAATAATTTCATTGTTTCCTGGCATTAAAAAAGGAAACTCCCAAAAATCTTCGGTGTCTTTAAACTTGTTAGCACCTTCTTCTAGGATAGTTCCCTCTTTACCATCTATTATTATTTTTTTATTTGCATGTAAATTTCTAATTATTATAGGATCATTGGCCAAACCATCTAATTTTAAATCTACTAAATCTATACTTGGAGTAATTTCAACGATAGCCTTAGTCTTATAGGTTCCTAATACATTTATTGTTTTAGTAGTTATTCTATTTAAACTTTCAATTATTTCACTTCCAAAAGCCTTACATTCAAATTCAATATTTAAATATAACCATTCATCTAATTCAGTATCTTCTATAGAAGAATCCCTAATCTTACCCTTAAAATAATTACTTAAATTTTTAAATTTTATTGTTGCTTCATCTAAAAATAATTCATTGAATTTTGATATATTTTCATAAATTTCATCTCTTGTTTTACCTTCAAATAAAATTTTTATAGTAATACTCTTTGAGATTTCATCTTTATCTATTTTAGAAGGTTGTATTAACTTTTTACTAACAGTAGCATTAAACTTTTTTATATCTATTCCATTAGCGAACATATTTTACCTCCTTCTACACCTTACAGCTAATTGATTTGAAACTACATCTACAAGTTCTCTATTGCCTACTTTAACATTATTCTCTAACGTTAATTTTTCAAAAGCTAATATCATACCCGAAACTAATTTATCAGTTAATTCTTCTAATTTAGATTCAGCATTAAAATTATTATTTATATTAGAATTTTGAATATAATTGTTATTTATATTATTTATTAAATTCTGACTTTCAAGGCTATTTCGTGAAAAATAACTACCACTAGATATTACATCTCTCAACATGTTAACCGACTTACTGTGTGGAATAATTTTTTCTCCACCACTAAATCTCCTAAACTCAGGACCACTTAAACCAACTAAAGTCATTTTATTTCCTTTAGTAGCTATCTCGAAGCCCTCTTCACCTACTAAGTGTGTTCCTGATGGTGCGTTATTAGTACCTTTAGCAAATCCTAGCCATTTACCAACTTGCTCTATTTTAGTTTGAATCCATCCTGTTACAGTGAAACTTTTTCCATTTAAATTATCAACCTTATTTTGTACTTCATTTAAATTACTTATAGCTCCTGAAGTATTTGCTTTAACATTAATAGGTGTTCCATTTAAATTTAATACACCTTCTCTAGTTCCATCTGCATTACTCTTTACATCCTGTAAAGAAGCTATAATATTCCCATTAGCATCTACAATCTGTCCTGATGCATTTATTGTAGTTCCACTCATATCATTTAAAGCCCTATTAACATCAACAGCTGATACTTTATGTTGTTTAGCCATTTCTTTAACTTCATTTGAAATAGCCGCTGTATATCCACCGACATTATTATGAAATGAATCATAAACCCCTGTTATTTCTCCTGTTTTCTGGTCTACTGTAACCGAAACTGCTTCCCATGCTCCAGTTGTACTATTTACCATAATATAATTACCTGATTCGGTTATATTCTTTAATCCTTCGTATTGAGCTGTTAACTTGCTAAGCATTTCTTGTGATTTTTGATCTTCTCCACTAAGTATTTCTCCATTAAACTTATTTATTTGAGCCAAAATTTCAGGATTTTTCTCTCCTAAAGTTTTTAGGTAACCTTCATATAAATCATCATTAATTTTAAGTTTTTGATCTCTTTCAGCTGTTAATGAATCTATTTGCTCCTGAATTGCTGTTCTTTCTATGTCATTAGCTTGACTTAAATTTTCTTGTAACATTGCTATTTTAGTGTCATAAGAGCTTTTTATTTTTACATATTCATCATCTCTTATTTTAGCTTTTTCTTCTACAAGTTTAGAAGCATCTTCAAGACTTATACTTCTTAATCTATTTTGAAATTCATTTTGAGCATATAATATTTCTTCTTGTGTTTTCCCTATAGATTGTAATTCTATTTGAGCTATCCTATCTCTTTTTTCTTTTATAAGATTAATTTCTTCTTCACTAAGTGCTCCCTTTTCATCTAAGGCTTTTCTTTCTATTTCAAATATTTCATTTTTTAATTTTGTAACTTCATCAATATTAGTTTTTGATATTCTTTCAAGAGATTCTAAAACTATCTTTTCATTTTCATCTAGCACATTATCCCTTAAAAAGAATTCTTTCATAGCCTTATTCGATTCTTCTTGTTTAGATTTTATTGCGTTTATAGCACTATCGCACATGTCATTAACACGACTTTCTAAAGCTTCTGAATCTTCTTTAGTAATAACCCCATCAATATTTACTTCTGTTAATTTCATATTAAATTCATGTACTTTACCTGTAATTTCAATAACCCTATCTTGAAACTCTTTACTTATATTTTTTGAAAAATCCTTATAAACTAATCCCATTTGGATTAACTCATCCTTAGATTTTGCATTAACACCAGTAAATTTAGCAACTGCTTTTTCTAACCAACTCATTTGATCTGTAGTATATAAAATATTCTTATTCATCAATTCACTATGCGTTTTATATGCTATTACTCCAGCTGTTAAAGCTGCTATAGAGCCAGCAACAGCTAATGTAACTGGATTTAATAATCCCATTCCATTTGTCAATAATCCTACACCCTTAGTAGCTGAATTAGCTGTTTTACCAACTTCAAGCATTTTTTCTGCATTTTCTGCTGATTTTTTAGCAAGTTTTCCATAAACACCAACTAAACTTCCCGCTCCTTGGACTACTCCACCAAGCATTTTAGTTGTTGCTCCACCAGCAAACGTAAATAAACCAAATTTAATTATTGCTTGTTGAGTTTCTGTATCTAAACTTCCAAACCATTCTATAAGTTTACTTAATTCCTCTATAAAATCATTTATATGTGGTACTAAATGTTCTCCTACTTGTATTCCTAATCCCTCTAACTGACTTTTCAATTTAGTTATATTTCCATATGCATTATTTTGCATAGTATGAGCCATTTCATTTAAAGCCCCATTAGAATCAGTTATTGATTTATGCAATGTTCCATACTCTTCATTAGTACCAGCTAGTAAGGCGTTTAAAGTATCTATTTGAGTTTTTCCACCTATCATAGCAAGATAAGTATTTCTTTGTTCTTCAGTACACTTACTTAATTTAGTATTTAATTCTTCTAATACTACATTAATTCCTTTAAAGTTACCTTTACTATCAAATGCATTTAATCCTAACTTTTTCATAGCTTTACCAGCTTGACCAGCTCCACTTGTTAAGTTAACTAATACAGAGTTAAGGGCAACACCAGCCTCACTTCCTTTAAGACCTCTATTCGCTAATACCCCTATATAAGTAGCACTTTCTTCTAATGGAACTTTTAAGTTTTTCATAGTTCCACCGCAAGCAATATATGCTTCCATCATCATATCAGCTGTAGTATTAGATTTCCTTTGAGCCTGAGCACAAATATCTAAATATCTAGTTAAATCACTAACTTGTAATCCTAAGGCTGATAATGAATCTGTTGTTAAGTCTGATGCCCTTCCTAAATCTAAATTACCTGCTTCTGATAATCTTAGAACTGGTTCTATACCTTCTAGCATTTGTTGAGTATTCCAACCTGCAAGCGCCATATATGACATACCATCTGCTGCATCCTTCGCACTCTTAGAAGTGTTTTTCCCCATTTCTTTAGCCTTATCTGATAATTTTATTAAATCATCCCCAGTAGCTCCTGAAATAGCTTGAACATTACTCATTGCAGCTTCAAAGTTCATAGTAGCTTTTAATGCATATCCAGTAAATGCTACTACTGGAGCTGTTGCTTTCATTAAATTACCGCCAACTGTAGACATTCCTTGGCCAAAACTTTTCATATTAGAGCTTACCTTTTCAGCTCTATTCGCTATTTCTTCCATCTTTTGTTTATATTCAGTTAATGGTACTTGTTGAATAGCAACTTTATTATTACTTAGCTCTTTATTTAGTAACTTTAATTCATTTTCAGTCTTATTTATCTCTTTATTAGCTGAATCTAACTTAGATTGATATAAAGTTAATTCTTTTTCAGCTTTCTCAATAGCTTTAGTGTTATCACCCTCGGCATTTTTTAAGTTTTCAAGTTCTTTCTTTTTCTCCCTTACTTTTTCTGCCGATTCTTGCATTATTTTTTTCTGTTGTTCAAGCTTAGTCTTACTTATATCATATTTTTCTTGTAAATAAGTTTGTTTAGCCTTTAACTGATCTAATGCACTTCCATATTCTTTAGTTACTGATGATACACTTTTATATTCTTCTTCTAAATTTTTAAGTTTACTATTTAATTCTTCTATAGGAACATTTTTAAGTTTATCTCCAGTTTCAGAAATTTCAGTTTTTAAACTTTTCATTTCTGCTTCTGTCAATGATATTTCTTTAGTAGCATTATTTAATTGAGTTTTATAAGTTTCTAGTTGCTTTTCGGCCTTTTCTATAGCTTTAGTATTATCTCCTTCAGCACTTTTTAACTTTTCTAGCTCCTCTTTCTTCTTTTGAATACGTTCCTTAGATTCTTTTACTTTATTGTTATATACTTCTAACTTTGTCTTTTGTACATCATACTTTTTTTCTAAAGTATTTAATTTAGTTTTTAATCCTTCCTGGCTTTTTTCAAAATCTTTACTTCCCTTAGCTGTAGCTTTGTATTCTTTATCCAGGAACCTTAACTCTCTATTTAAAGCTTGTATCTGCTTACTAGCCCCTTTATCCTGAACACCTAAAGTAACTAATAATTGTTCATCTGCCAAACTCACACCCCCTTTAATCTAAAACTTTTAACCTTACTGGTTCATCTTCAACCTCATGGGAGTTATTGCTCTTCTTATTCTTTGAAGTTTTACTATTAATAAATTCACTATGAACTTCTATTTGCTTAAAAATTTTAGCTGGTGTAGCTTCCCAAAACTCTTTTTCACTTTTTCCTAATATAGTAGTGTAACAATAGTACATCCAATCTAAATCAATATCCTCTTTACTATTGTTACTTTTTACTTTTTTCCCTTTGTGCTTATAGGCAATGACATATTTACATAGTCAATGGCTTCTAATCTTAAAACTGCTAGAGCAAATAATAAATTACCGTTCTCAATAAAATCTTTTCCGAGTGGTTCTTCAGGATCAGATTTTTTTCTTAATGTTGATGCAATAAAATTAATTGCTTCTATATCATCAAAAAGTTGTAATTTTAAAAATCCCTCTGCAAAGCTCACATTACTTAATTCCTGATATACTGCTATACTTTTCATATCAAACATCATGATATATTCTTCGCCTTCAACAGTAATATCAAGTTTCTTTTTTAATAAGCTCATATAACTCCTCCTTGTAATAAAAAAAGAGCATCTAAGATGCTCTTTCCTATGCTACTTCTTCATCTAAAAATCTAACTTTTTCAAAGAATTTTTGTAATTTATTTGTATCAACCTCAGGATCAGCTGAATCAAGTGTAAAATCTATATCACCATCAACTGTTCCATTAGAAAATGGTAATGCTCTTCCTGTTATAGTTTTAGGTGTAAAATCAATATTTTCACCAGCTGTTTTAGCTGAGTTTTCATCCATTGAAAGTTTAACATTATAAAAAACTTTATTCTCATAACTTCCATCACTATAAGTTTCTTGAAAAAGTATAGCTACCCTAGGTGGTTGGTCTTTTACATTTGTAGTAGTACCCCCTTTCTTATTTTTCTTACCTAACATTTTTGCTATTAATTTAGATTTTATATCTGAAAATGTTAAAGTAATATTTGCACCTGTTGGTTTTTTAATATAAATATTTTGAACATTATCAGCGTAGTTACTTCCCTCTGCATAAGTATATTGATATTGTAATTCCTCTAAATCTTTAATAGGTTCTGGTGCTAAAAACTCTGTTCCCTCTTCATTCCAAAAAGCAACCATACAACTTCTACATCCTTGTTTTTTTCTAGCTTCTGCCATTTAAATCACTTCCTTTGTTATTATATAAATCCTTTGAATTTTATAGCTGTATTATAAAATCCATTTTGTAATTTAAAAGGGACTTGGACTTGTCCCCCTTTAAATCCTGCTTCTAACATAGCTTTTCTTACAGTTTCATTTCTAAAATCTATTCTTTTATTAGAATAAACATTTAATAGTATTGTATATTCTCTTATTCTTTCTTTATTATCTGCAAAGACAATACCATTTGAAAAATAATTATATACAACACATTCTTCATCTGAATCTCTTTCCAAATAAGAATTTTTAAATCCTATACTGTCTAAAACATTTTTAATTTTTTCATTCATAGTATCACCTTAAAGCATTTCTAACTTCTTGCCTTAATTTTTCTTTAAGTTGCTTTTGTATTTCTTTTCCTGAGCTCTTAACAGTTTCGTCAAACCAAAATTGATGTTTATTTATATAAATATCACCATTAAAATTTAGCCCCTTATCAAAATAACCCCAGTTTTGAAACCAGAGTGATTTCCATAAATCAAAATGGGCATTATCTTTACTAAAACCAACATCAATAAAGCAACTTAATCCATATACTCTTTTTTCACCTTTTCCAACATACATATAGCTTGTATTAGAAAATGTTTTTGCCTTATCTGATATTTTCTTTTCTAATTCTTCAGCTGCCTCTTCAACAACTTTTTCTTTTTCAATATGTGATAAATTATCTAACTTTTTTAATATGTTATTAATACCTTTGATTTCTAATCCCATTTTATTTAACATACTCCGTTTTAATTTCTAAATAAACATTCATTTCTTCAATGTTATTTGCATAGATAATATTATAAATTTTATTTTTATATAAAACTTTATCATCTTCAGTTATTTCTATACTTTTAGGAAACCTAATGTAAAAAGTTTTAGCTATTTTAATACCTTTACCATTAGCAAGTTCAAATTCTTCTCCTCTTACATTAAGAATCTTAGCTTTTGTTTTTAAAACTGTTTTTAGCTCCGTAATTGGTCTATTATCTTCATCTCTCCCTGGAACTTCTCTTTGAATTTCAATAGGATGTCTAAGCTCATGTGGTTTTATTGTAAAATTTTTAACTCTCATTATTTTTCATCCTTAAATATGTAGCTTCTAATTGAATATATAAACTTAATAAGGCTTTGTTTTCCTTATCTTTTTCATAGTATAAGTCAGTAATTAAAATCTTTTGAATCATACTATAAAGAAATTTAATTTCTTCATCATTACACTGGTTTATATAACCTATACTTACACCAGTAGCACTTTTTATTATAGCTACACTACTTTTTATTAAAGAATCAATTAGATTATCCTCATCATCTTCAAATATTCTAAGCCACTCTTTAGCTTCTTTTAAAGTTATCATTTATCCTCACCCATTTTGTCTGAAATAAGTTTTATTAAATCATTCTTTTTAATTGAGCTATCAAATTCTAACTTCAAGTTCTTAGCCATATCTTTTAACTCTGAAATATTCATTTTATTTAGATTTACAGGTTCTTCTGTTAGGATTTCTTCTCCTAACACCTTAGCTGGGAGTAACTTCTGCAAGTCTAAATGCTGATTTCATTTTAATTTTATGGTCTATCCATGCAGTTAAAACAAAACTATTCATTCCTGTTTTTACATTTTTATCTCTATCATAGATCATTTGTAAATCATAATTGAAGTGAGAGAATCTAAAATCACCAACTACAGGTATTTTGGCTAAGTTACAGAAAACAACTGGAACTCCTAATACTTGTTGAGGTTGTGCTGAATATAATGTTGAACTTCCATTTGCAAGTTCTTTTATCATTTTGTTATAATCCGCTCTACTCATAACTATTGATGCATTAGCTACATAGTCATCTTCTAAATCTGCTAAAGCATCAGTTATAGCTGAATATAAATCTTTTCCTTTAATAGCTTTTATATCATAATTTGATGAATCTGACTTATGATAAAATGACATAGCGGTTGTATCTGATTCAGCAAATGCAACTTTCTTTTCTTTTTTAGCTAGTCCACCTTCAAGCTTTTTATTTATAGTTTCAACTAAATTAGTATTAGTTCCTAAAAGTATAGTATCTGTAACATCTGCAAACACTTTAAACTCATGTCTTTCAAAAGTTATTTTTGATGCTGATGCTTTCATCTCTTTTGCAGTTTCTCCATCCTCAATAAATTCATCATCATCTAATGTAAAGTCTATTTTAGGAACTTCTAAGTTAGTTATTTGAGTAAATGTTGATATTCCTCTTAAAGGATTTGTTTCTACTGGCTCAGTTAATATTTCAGTAGCAAATGTTGATGGAAGTATTTTCCCTCCATCCCCTAAGCTTGAACTATCTCCTAGTGCAGCTCTAACAGTTTGTCCTACTTCTTTTCCAGCCATAACAGATCTTATTAATTCAGCTTTAGCATTTACTATCTTATCCTCTTGAGTATTTCCTAATCCTTTGTTTTGTTCTTCTAGTTTAGCTGCTGCCTCCTCATCAAACTTCTTTAATCTAGCTGCTATACCTCTTTCTCTCTCTTCTAAATCTTTAACTACGTTAACTTGTTCATTTCTTGCTTCAATAGTAGTTTTACTATCCATGTACATAGCATTTAATTTTTCATTTGCCTTCTTTAAGCTTGCTCTTACTCCATCTAACATTTGTTGAATTTCGAATCTATTCATAATTATTTTCCTCCATATTCCAATTATTTATTTTATTATTTACTCTATCTATCAATGCTTTTACATCAGAATCTATTTTTTGATTTTTTTCATCATTCATTCTCCTTTCATTATTTTGAGTATTTAAAAAAGCCTTCGGAATATTTTTATAATTTCCTAAGGCTTTACTATCATATTTAGCACTTATTTTTATTTCTTCTGTAACTTCATCACACAAACCATATTCTAAACATTCTTGTGCGGTAAGCCATGTATCTCCATTTGAAAATAAGAAATCCAACGTACTATCATCTAACTTACCATTTGATCTATTTATATATGTTTGCTTCATATTATTATCTATTTTTTCTAAAAACTTAATACCTTTTGCTAAAACATCACTATTCCCATAAATCCCTATAGATGCTCTATGTATCATCATAACAGCATTACTAGGCATAGATATATGTGTTCCAGCCATAGCAATTACACTTGCTATACTCGCTGCCATTCCATCAATATAGACATTTATTTGACAGTTATCTGCCTTTCTTCTAAGTACATTAAAGATTGCATATCCTTCAAATACATCTCCCCCTGGGGAATTTATATAAACATTCAATGTACTTATATCTCCTAAGCTCTCTAACTCTTCTGTAAAACTTTGTGCAGAATGAGCACAATAGCCCCCACCCCAAGAAGCTATTTCAATATATAAATAAATATCTGCTTCCGAAGGATTATTAGCTTTCGCTTTTATTTCCCAAAACTTTTTCCCCATAAAATCACCTCACTTTATTTATTTTTAGGTTTATTCAAATTTCTAATCATATCCACAGGAATTAAGTCTTTACTAACATAATAAGTATCACCCCCTTTAATAGGTGGCATATCTTCCCAAGCTCTTACCTCATCTGGACAAAACCATCCAGTACGAACTCCTTTAAAATAAAACTCTCCTCTTGTTTTCATATCTGCTCTTGCAAATCCATTTAAAGAAATTTTTACCTTTATTCCTTCATCCCTTTCAGTATTAGGAATACACTTTTTAGTAAATTCTTGTTCATACATTCTAGCTGTAGGTAATATACTATCTTTTAAGTATAATAAATCCTCTACATTAGTAGCTTTTCCTGTTAATTTTCCTTGTATTGTATAAACTCTTTCTACTCTTTCCACTGTTATTTCTTCAACTGCTGCTACATTAGGATCAATAAAAGAACTTTTTTTAAGCTCTTGAAATTCTTTTCCATTATCAACATATAATATCCCATTAGACTTAAACCTATTTATCATCTCGTTATAATTAGCCAATTCCTCTTCATTTAATTTAGCCTGTAATTTTATGACTAAATTAGCTTTTAATCCATCTTTCATCTGATTTAAGCTAAATTCTTTAATTTCTCTATCATAATCAACTGTATTCCTTAGCACATCTAACGGACTTATAGGCGTATATCCATCTGTAGTTACATAATTTACTGCTATTATATGTGAACTATGAACATAATTAATAGCACCATCTTTACTTATAGCATAATATAATTCTCTGCTATCTTTCTCCATTTGTGGAGTAACATTATCGGGGTTCATAACCCAAAGTCTTTCTAATCTGTTATTAAAGCCATATTCTTTTATTGCATAAGCTGCTCCCTTAGTATTTCTTAATGTTTCCATCAACCTTATAAATTGAAATGTACTTTGAAAATTATTAGGACCATATTCAAATAATCTAGCTAAATCATTTTCTCTAGGCTTTAATTTTTCATAATCTTTATAAACACTAATAGGTGCACTTGCTAAAGCATTGCTAAGTAAACTAACTGCACTAAATATATTTTCATTTGTATTTAAATCTCTATTAAAGAAACTAAAATTACTAAAATCTCTATTTATATATGCTTTATAAGGAGTTTTAAAAAATCCTATTATTTTACTGAATATACCCACTTTCTCTCCCCCCTTTCAAATTTTATATTGGTGGAGAATAGAATATATCTCCAGTTATTACTTGTAATTTCTTAGTAGCTCTATAATGTGCATTTATAGTAGCTGCCATTGGGTCTATTTTTTCATGAGATTTCTTCTTATCAAGCATTATATATTCTTGTTTATGTTGAGTAGCAACTGCATTACTAGCACTCCATGAATACAATCCATCTTTACCATGTTTTACTTTTCCTTCATACAGTTTATCTCGATAGTCTTTAGTAGGTTCATTTAAAGTAAATGGCCCTTGTCTAACCTCTACACAAACATATCCTTCAAATTCTAACTCTTGAATAAATTGAGTTGCATTCATAGGGTCATATGCTATTTCTAAAATTTTTATTTTATATTTTCTTTCTATATCTTGAAAATATTCTTTAACATATCCATAATCTATTACAGCTCCAGGGCAAACTGTTAAATTGCCCTCTTCTACCCATAAATCAAACCTATACTTACCTTCTCTTAATCTTCTTTGATAAGCTTCATCAGGTATCCATGAATGTTGGAATGTATAATACTCTCCGTCTAAAAAAAATTCAAATGATATAGAAGTTAAATCTAATTTTGTACTTAAATCAACACCTAAAATACATGGCTCACCAGTAAAATCTTCAAGATTTTTTTCAGTTTCGGCCTTTTCCCACTTCTCCATATTCATGTAACCATCTTCTCTATCATCACACCAAATATTCATATTCTTAGTTTTAAATATCCTCATTTTTTCAGGAGCATCTAAAGCTACTTTTAAATCACCTCTCAATTTTTCCATTCCAAATTCAGTTAATGTTACTATTGGATTAGCTTTAGGCCATACTTTTTCATCTTTTATATCATCATCTTTTTCAAGCTCACATATCATTATGAAATATTCATCATTTTCAACATCTTTAATGTCTGGATTTAATACTTTTGATACATATTTATATTCAAACATCATAGGACAATTTATATTTGTTCCTGCTGTACTTATAATAACTATTAATGCGTTAGGTCTAGTCATACCAGTATTTAAGTTATCATATATCTCTGATGTAACATGATCCTTATATTCATCAACTATTGCTAAGCTTGGATTGTTAGCATTATCAGTATTTTTAGCTTCTCTTGATAATGGTTGTATAAATGAACCACTTTTTAAATGAGTTATTTTCCCATATGCCGTTTTATATTTCCCCTTGAAAAAGTCTTTTTCATATGGATGTGATAAATGATAATTTATTTCTCTATAAACAATATCAGAACCATCTTTATTCCAACCTGTTAAATAAATTTCACTATTATCATCAGTTATAAAACACTCATAAGTTGCAATTAAACTTAATAGCTCTGATTTAGCATTTTTTCTTCCAACACTTATAAAAGCCTTTTTAAATCTTCTAAAATCAGTTTTTTTATTTTTCCATCCAAATAAATTGCCTGCAATAAATAATTGCCACGGAATAATTTCTATTCTTTGTCCCTTAACTATTCCTGTTCTATGTTTAAATAGTCTTGCCCACTCGTAAAAGTCCAATACTTCATCTAAATCAAAGTAATAAGGGAACTCTTCTTTTTGTATTTTATTTATATCCTCTATAAATCTTTTACAAGCCCATTTATGCTTTTCACACGCAACTACTTTTCCATTAACAACATCTTCAGCATAGGTATATATAATTCCAAAAAGTTCTTCTCCACTCATATCCTATCGCCAAACCTTTTTTGTCCTTCTGTTTTTACTTCTCCATTATCAGAGTTATTAGTTGGAACAACTAATCTACACCTACTTGAAATACTTAATCCTAAATCACTTGCTGCAGCTCTGCATGTTTTAAAAGCTTTATTTTGCATAGACAATAATCTTTCGTAATCATCATCTATAACCTCTAGCTCTTCTAAAATCATTTCACCCTCTGCATTCTTTTTTTCAACTTCAATAATTTTTGTAGGTCCTCTTGCCTCTACTGCTTTTGTTATTTTCAAAAATTCTTTTTGTACAATTAAAAATCTAGCCAAACAATCTATATCTAAATTTTTCATTATACCTATATCCATAAGTTCTTTTGAAATTTTATTAAATTCAAGTTTTAATTTTCTCTCTAAATAATCAGGCGCTTTTATTTTATCTGATTTTGCTTTTACTTCTGTAGCCTTTCTTTCTTCAATTTCTTTTTTAGTTAAATGCTTTTTACCTTTATGAAGCAATAAATCAATAGGTTGTCTTGTACCAGCCATAAAAACTCACCTCTTTTCTTTAAAAATTTAATTATTAAAATAAAAAAAACAAACTAAAAATAGCTTGTTTTTCAATACTTTTATATATTTTTTTTCATAAAAATTATCTTTATTTTTAATTTTATATGTAAGCTTTAAAAGCTGATATTTACTAACTTACATCATATTTTTATAATATAAAAATTCTTATGGCCATCCTGGACAATTTTATTTTTTTCAAAAAAACTCCGTGGGGAATTTTCTGCGACCTAAACTAGCCTCGTCCTGGTAAATTTTTGCCTCAGCTTCTAAAGGGTAGGGGGGATATATCTACTCCTCTTCTCCTTCCAATCTTTTAAAGCTTCAATATACCACTTTTCATATCTCTTACTTCTAATAACTCTGTCTATATTTTCTTTATGTAATCTAAGGTAATCATCTTCTAACCAATCTAATTGCTTCTCATCTAATAGTAATAACTCCATTACTTCTTTCTTATTCACTCTAAACTACCTCTTCTCGTAATCTCTTTTCTTATGACACTCACTACATAAACTTATACAGTTATCAGGATCATATCTTTTATCCCATGCTAAACGTATCTTTTCTATATGGTGAACTTCTGTAGCTTCTTTTATTACATTGTTCTTTAAACAATCCTGGCATAAATAATTATCTCTACATAAAACATATTCCCTTAGCCTCTTCCATTTTTGTGACCCATAAAATTTATTATATTTATTTTCTTTGTTATATCTTTCTATAAATCTTTTTCTTCTTTCCTTTTCTTTCGTTTCAAATTCTTCTAAATGTAAATCACAATATCCTGATTCATTTCTAGTTAACTCATAACAGTTCTTTGATTTACATTCCATCATCCTCCTGTTACCCATTAAATATTCCTCCATTACTTTTAAAGCAAAATAAAAAAGCCTTATTTATTGTAAGGCTTTAAACTATTTACTATATGTTCCTAATACATTTCTTTCTATTCTATCTTCAACTCTTCTATTCATATACATTAAAGCTAATTCTATATACTCTAAAGCTTTCTTATTATATTCAGAACTAAAAGCCCCTTCTTGAAAACATTGAAGTCTATGTCTTACTATTTCTAATAAATCACTATCAATTACACCATGCTGTGATTCCTCTTCTTTTCTAGCTCCTTTTTGAAATTGAATAGTGCACATATTAACTATACCTTTACTGTTTGGTTGTAATGCAATAATTTGATATCTATGATTTGCACCACCTGGACCTTTTTCGTCAGTTATAAAAACCTCATTTAATTTTTCTCTCTTTTGAATAGTATTCAAACTTGACATTATTAATTACCTCCAAACTAAACATCATTCGCTAATACACTAATCTTAGCCATTGATATAACAAATCTACCCATTATACTTTCACACTCTTTAGACACATCTTCTACTTTTTCTTCTAAAGCTAACAATTCATCTAAAATATCAGCTGCATTTCTAAATTCATCTCTTAATATTTCAAGATTATTATTACTCCCCATAATAGTTCCTCCTAATAATTATATTTCTTTTTTAACCAAGCAATATCTTTCGCTATCTTTTCACTTAAATTCTTAATCTTTTTAGAAAGTAATAACTTTCTTCCAATACTATCCGTATTCTCAAACTCTTTAACATACTTTCTCATTAAGGTTTGTTCATTTTTTATTCTTTCATTAGTTAAAACTGAGGTATATTCTTTACTGCAATTAGGACAAACAAAATAAGTTCTTTCAACATCAGTATTTATTTTTTCAATCTTTACTTCCATTTCAAAATCTTTTTTACATTCATCACAATTTACATTCATAGATTTTATACCTCCAACATTTTATTAAATCTACCAACTGAACAATACTCATTTTTCCCACATTTAATTATAAAATTAAATCCATTACTTATTTTATTCCAATGTTCATTTAATTCTTCTTTAGTAAAACTTAAACCTATTAAAGCTCTTTTAATATATTCATCTTTAGTTAATACTTCATATGTATATTCATTATTTAATTCTTCTTTAATCTCAATAATTTTTCTTTTAAAATTTTCAAATGATTCTTCATCAACTTTCATTCTAACATTAATAACAAGATCACTTTTAGACTGTTCTTCTTTAATATCAACCATCTTTTCAACTAACCTTTTAACATCATTTTCTTTAGAACTCAAATTCATCCACTCCTCTACTCCTACATTTTTTTATATTGTATAATAACAAAATTCTTATGTATTTCTATTGTTGCATTCTTATACTTCCGTTCAATATCTTTTACAATTCTTATTCTCTCTTTAAAAAATTTAAATGGAATTGCTTCACAAACTTTCATAATACAAATCCTCCAATAAAAAATAAAAAAGAACTTAGTTAAAAAACTAAATTCTTTTTTAGCTCATAGTCCAGAGAGCTCTTCTTTATTTGTATTGGCAAGTTATATTGGCTAACAACCACGTAGAGAATAGAAAGATTCGAACTTTCATTCATGATAGGCCAACCTATCGAACCCTCCAAGGTATTCTCATATTAAGTGATGCCATTAAATAAATAGCATCACTTCAAATAGTTGTAATTAACTTTTCGTTGTTAGGAGTTAAATTTTTTAAATGAATATAACTATTCACAATACAATTATACTTCTTCTAAACCACTATGGAAACACCATCTTTTCACCATAATTACACCAAGTCAAATTTAACTCCATCTAATCCAAATAATAAAATACTTAATTCTTTTATACATGAATTAATCCATCTTGTAGGTGTGTTTTGGCCACAATTTAATTCATCTCTAATATCTCCATAGCTTTTCTTTTCTATATAATACATTTCTAAAGCTCTATACTGTTCATATGATCCTTCTCTAATTTTATTTTCTTTTAATTCATTCATTGCCATTTCTATATGTGATACCATAATTAAAGTTCTTAGCTTACTTCTTCTTATACTCAATATATACGCTCTATCGTCTTCGTCATCCTCTTCTATATCAAACCCACTTAAATCATACCTAGATTTATCTGAATGAATTTTTAAACTATTAAAATTCTTTAATAGTAATTCTGTATTATGCAATACTCTTTTTTTCTTTTCTTCTTTTTCCTCTTCTTTAAATTCTTTTATTGCTTTCTTTATAACTTTATCTATTATTATTTCTTCCTTCATACTTAACCTCTTTAACTTTATTTTACTTATACTTTAAAAATCCGATATTATTCATCAGATTTTTTATATAAACCTTGAATTATCAAATTTATTCTTATTTCTTTTTCAAGTTTTCTTATTTTAATATTCATTGGAATTTCTCTTTTATTTGTATATGCTAAACAAAACCCAAATATATCACAATTATAGCAATTACCTCTTCTAGCTAAACATGTACCTTTTATTCTTTTAGCTAACCTTTTATATCTTTTATTTTTCATAAATTCAGCCTCTCTATATCACCTTTATTTAAAATAAGCTTTTCTTTCAGATCATCTAATGTGTACCCATAATAAGTACATACCTTTCCTAAAAAATCAAAATATTCATTATTCACTTTGTATTTAGTTATAGTTTCAAAATACTTTCTAAACTCCTCATAAATAGGTTCCATTAATTCTTCACTCATAGATTTCATTAATTCTTCTATAGATTTATCTTCCGCACTTTTTATAATTTCCTTAGGAACTTCAATACACTCAAAAATCATTTTACATTCTTCTATTGGCGACCAACACATATTCATTATTGGTCCTAGTTCTTTAATTAAACACCATAATTGTGAATGTAAATATCCTTCTTCATCTAATACTAATTTCCCACCATATTTAGCTCGTTCCTCTTCTAAGTATTTTTTGCTTTTTCATTTAATCTAACTTTAACCCATCCATTTATATTAAAAGGTATATTTTTAAGTTTCATATTATTTCACCTCTTCAAATTAATACTTAACATTATCTTTTAACCATACCTGTTTTATCTTTTCCTGATGCTAAATCAATTCCTATATTCTTTTTTTCATCTTCATATGGTCCTTCCCCGTAAAGCTCATAACACGCTTTTGCATTAGGAAGCATAAAGACACATCTATCTCCAGTTATACTACATTTAAATCCTTCATCTATATCAAACTTTGAACATGAACAACTCATGATTATTCTCTCCTTCTAATAACTACTTTTCTTATAAATCAATTTCAACTTTTTCATCTTCTCTATAACAAATATTTGTAGATTCACTCCTGGATAATATTCTATCTAAAATTGATTGAATATCTTTTATATCTTCTTCAGTTACATCACTTACTATATTGTCAAACCAACCTTCATACATATTATTGTCATATTCTCTTTCAAAAGCATCCTCCAACATATTCTTAGCATCTATATGAGCTTTATATTGTGTTGTAGTATATACTTTATCAACTTTATATTTATAAAACTCTAAATCGTTTAAAAAGTCCTCTTTTGACATTACATAACCATCAACAATAAGCATATCTTCATCTTTTAATTCACTTAACTTTTTACTCATTTCTATTCCTCCAAATCATTTTATTATTTTTAATACTGGTTTATTTGAATCAGAATCATCCTCTAAAAATTCATTTACAAAGTAATCACAATTACAATGTACATTTAAATATCCGCCTCTATTGTCCCAAGTTAATCCATATATGCTCCTGATCTTTACCTCTGTATCATTGCCGTTCTTTTCCCAACCGCTACTCCAGCAACCTAACGGTGGTATCTCTCTATATAAAGGGAATTGCAACCTTAAATCTTTATTTCTAATACATCCTCTTTTATCAAGCTTAAATATTAAGCAACCGCTAACATCATTATTACGTTCTTTTCCTTTGCACTCTCCACCATGAGTAAAATGTCTTAAACAATAAGCACATTCTAATCTGTTTGGAACTTTCTTCATTCTTTATATCCTCCTAAATATAATTTATAATATGGTTCACTAACCATCTAATAGCAAACCATATTATAACTTTATCTAAATATTAACTGGTTCCAATATAGCTGAAGCTTCTTCTATTCTTGCTATATCTTCTTGAATCTTATTTATTTTTTCTTTCTTAGCAGCAATAAGTGCTTCTAACTTTTTAAGTTCTTCAGTTTCTTTTTCTACTTCCATGCCCTCATTCTCCTCTTCTATACTATTTATTTCCTTAGCATTTATAGATTCCTTCTTTACCTCTTCAATTTCTTTATCCTTCATCTTTTTAAATTCTTCAACTTCTTCCTTTACTTCTTTATAAACATTCGTTCTCATAGCTGCTGATAACTTTGGAAATTCTTTTTAAGTGTTTCTATTATTTCCTTTTGCTTCTTACCTTCATATATTAATTCTCCAACTCTTGTTTTTACATTCTTATCCAACTTGTCCATCTCCTCTTTACTTAATTCTCCTAATCCTCTTCTAGCTTTTATATCCTCTTCTAAAAGATTATTAGTTGTATCCCATATTTTTATTAATTCTTCATTTTTTAAATTATATAGCTCTGTTAATGCAGCATTGATGCAGCTATATGTACTCATTCTTGTTTCTTCTATATTAATATCCATTCTCTCTTTTTCTTTATTTAAAAGCTTTGTAATAATCCCTATTTGTATAGGTGTTAAATTCTTTACTGCTCTTAATTCTTTTTCTTTTTTTCTTATATACTGTTTTCTTTGTTGTCTATTAATATTTAGAGCATGTTTAACTTCTTCTTGATCTGCTTCTATATGTTCCTGGAATCTTTTAATAAATAATTCCTCTTCTTTACTTAATTTCTCTTCCATATCTCTACTCCCTCGGTTGCCATTCTTTATTTTTAATTTTTCCACACTTAGTACATTCTAAATAAACTAAATCTCCATTCCTGGCATAAAAGGGAACTCTTTTCCTAACCTCTTTAAAACTATGATTACAAAAAGCTTGTCTTATTTTATTTATTATCACTTTTATTCAACTCCTTAATCTCTTGTAATAAACTAATTATTTTCCAACTTAAATCATTTTTCCCACCTCTTCTTGAAATCTTGCTAGCCGTTTCCCTAGCACATAATAAACACATTTTAATTTCTTTTTCTCCATTACTTGCAACTATAAATCTTGTTTTTGGATATAACTCACATCCACATATACTACATTCTTCTGTATAATTTCTTTTTACTATTCCTATATGCATTTATTTATTCCTCCCTAAAAAAGATATTTCTTTAATTAAACTAGATTCATTTAATAAATTAGGAAACTCATTTAATGTTTCTATATATGCATCAAGTTTTATTCCTAAACTTGTATCATAATCTAATTCATAGTATTTAATTTCTCCAGCACTTAATCTACTCCTCATAGATAAAACCTCTCCTGAAATAGTTCCTTTTCCTTCAAGAGCTCTTATTATATTGTTTTCTTTAACAATAACAACTTTCATATTTACACCTCTAACCTACTATTTCTACAACACTACTTTTTACAACATCTCTAACCCAATTATTTAAGCCTAGGTATCTTATAACTATATAATTTCCTTTCACAGTACACTCATTAACAGATAGTAGCTCTCCCTTTCTGTAAAGCCTGGAGTTTCCTTCAATTTTAAAATCTTCTTTTAACCTAACAAGCATATTATCACTCCTAAATAAATTTTATTTGTCCTGGTATATTTAGTTTTTTAATATCTGTTATTGCTTTAAAATATTTATTGTTTCCTAATCTCTCAACTTCTTCTATAAGCCCTAAATGCAATAAATCTTTAAATAACTTATTTATATTTTGTTTCTTTATATCTAAAATTTTAGATATTTCTACTTGATTAAATTTCCCTACACTTAATAAAAGTAATATCCTGTAGTGGTTTCCACTTAGTTCTTTTAAATTTACTATATGTTTTATGTATTCATTATTCATAATTTTAGTAATGTTATAGTATTACTAAAGTAATATACCTTTATTACCTCTCACCTCACTTTAAATATTTTTATATGAAGAGGTTTTAAAGTATCAATTTTTCCTTTTATTTTTTATTTTTCTTTTTCTAACCTCTGTATTACCTTTTTCTTTCTTTAGTCTAAGATTTATATAATACTTTGAATTAATTTCATTAAAATTTACTTCAAAGTATTTCAATGTATATCCTGGATAAAGTTTTCTTATAAATTCTCTATCTCCCTGGCATTGAACTAATTCTCTTATTTTTTTATTATTAAATTTAAAATCATCTGTTTCTATATCTGCTCTATCTAAATTCCTACTTGGCACCCATCTTTTTTTACCTTTTGGATCCTTTGTTAAATATTCTGCTAGACCTTCATATCCTAAATCATCTTCTCTTAAATGTTTAGCATCAACATTCCCATTTCCCCATATTTTTTGTAATTCTTCTATGCTAACAACATTATTTATAATCATATGAATATGTAAATTTATATTTTCATCATATTCAATTACATAAATATACTTTAGTTCTTCCCTATTATTCCTCTTCAAAAATCTTCTTAATCTTTCAAAGAAATTCTTTAGGTCCTTTGACATTCTCTCTTCTGTTTTAGGTCTTTTTTCATCTGTCCACCCCAAAGTTGCAAACCAATCTCTACAAGTAAAATTACATTCTATAGTTCTTCTTAAAGTATCTTTACTATTCTTCTCATTTAAATTTTTTTGCTTTGGCAGACTTTCTTTTCTTTTTCTTTTTTTATTGCTTTTTTTACATCTTCTTTCCATAAAAGTAATAGGATAAACTTTACACTCTAAATACTCTCCTCCTATAAATTGTTTTTCTCTATATGGCATTATCTTTTCCCCTTCCTATCACTTTTAATATTTCTTCTCTTTAGACTTGACTTTTTATATAAATACGTTCTAAGTTAATACCTTTACCAAGTCCCTAAAAGCCTTCTAAAGTTGATATTTTACAAGCAATAAGATAGAATTTTATTAAGCACATTATCTTATTTGCTTGTAAAATAAAACACGTTGTGGAATGGCTATTTACATCAACGTGTTTTTATTTTATTTTAAAACTTTTTGTAGTCTTTCCATAAGTTCTCCTGTATGTTTTCTGTACTGTCGAATAATTTGCAATATCTCATATATATTTCTGCCTAAAAAAATAATGAAGTAAATTAAAAGAAAAACTAAAAATAAATCTGCTATAATAATCCATAGCAATGGCCTTCTATCCCTCATATACCCTCCTAAAAACAATTTCTGTTCTATTTAATATTTTCAAAAATTCTTTTGTTGGTGTTTTTTTATTAAAACTTAATCTATTAAACCTTATGTCATCTTCTGTTGCTATTAAAATTTCTTCAAATAGTTCTAAACTACATCTTTTCTTTAGTTCTTGTATCTCTCTTAATAGCATATAAATTTACTCCTTTATAATTTTTTCATTAAAAATATTGAACTTAATATAAAGATAGCAATTAGCAAATAATATATTATGTAAAGTGCTATTTCCATCTTCTTAAAATTTTCCTCTTCCCAATTCAAAACTTCTTCATACTCCCAAAACTCTAACAAATACTTTTTGCATCCTTTTAAAGTTCTAAATTCTTCCACCCAACATTCATTAGTAGAATTGTCTATTGCTATATATTTATCATTTTCCTTACAAGCAGCTATATATATTCCTTGTTCACTCTTTCCATCACACCAACCTTCAATTATCCTTTTAGCCTGTTCTTCAGTTATATGTTTAATCACCATTTACTTCCTCAGTTTTAGATATACTGTCATATGCACTTTTCAGCCCCTTAAATGCCCATCTTTGAATTTCTAATTCTTTCTTTAACTCTTGATTCTCTTTTTTAAGTAATTCAATTTCCTTATCCCTTTCTCCAAGAAGAAATTGAAGTGTATAAATCTTTTTCGCATCTTCGGTATTCAGTTCTTCGATAGCACATTCAATTAACTCTTCATCTTCTTTTCTACATTCAATACTTGTATATTCCGAAAAATCTTTTCTCAATCCATCTAACTTATTTACAATATCTACTCTTTTCATATTAATTTTTCTCCAATCTTAATTGTTCGTTAGTTTTTTTATTAAAAAATATAATGCTTGTCTTATCTTCTTTTATAAAAGAGTACAAGCTACAATCATATTTTCTTTTAGTTAAAAATTTCTTTTGTTTCATGGTTAATTTTTTAGGTTGTTTCATGTATAAACCTCCTTAAATTTTTATTGAATTTGTTTGTTAACTTGTTCTACATATTTCCAACCTTTATAATTTAAGTATCGGCTCCGCCAAGTCGAAATAAATTATGAAAGGTGGTGATTATATATGGATAATAATTTAGAGTTTTTAATTAATACTCTAAGTGAACTTCGTTACGCCAGTATGCAAGCTAATGAACATACAATACGTGAATTAATGCACAAGTATAATATGTTATTTTTAGGTAGTAAATTTAATTCTATTTATTCCAATGAACTACTTCACTATATGAAGTCTAATAGAAATTTCAATTTAAGTGATGATGAGTTTTTAAAATTAATACCTAAAGCTTGTAAAATACTAAACATGAAATACACTGAAATGACTGAATTAGCTAACTTAAGTAATCTTAATAGAAAAGTAAGTTGCTATAATATAATTTTATGGTAGGATTTATCTCCATCTTTTATTGGTTCTAAATCATATTCTTCCCTAATTAGATTTATTGTTTTAGAACCAGTATTAATTGATTCTGACTGCTCTTGAGTTAATTTTCTAAGAGCAGTTTTTTCTTTTAAATCTTCATTTTTATATCTTGGACATTTTAATTTATCCATTTAAATATCTCCCTTCCATTGTTTTAAGCTCCATTTATTATTTTTTAAAATTTACTAAATCATGTTAGTTATAAATATAAAACTTAACATATTACCAACACTTAATAATAAATATTTAAAACTTATCTTAGCTTCTTTTTCTTCCAAACACTTATAAATAAAATAAAAACTTAAATATAAAGTGGTTATTCCTCCTATTATCCCTAAAATTAATTTTCCTCCTGGAGTTAACATATACTACCTCCTAATTTCATATAATAAAATATGACTTATATACTTTTTTATTGTTAAACTCTAAAGGCCTATTAAGCCTTTTTTATCTTATGCTTTTTCTTTTTTTAATCTTTTTCTTTCAAAAATTTCTTGTGCAATAGGTTCTAAAGCTTTTAAAACCATTTGCCAATTTTTCTCGTTTTCTTCTTCTGTTATATCAGGCTCAACTATTATGACTTTACCTGCCATGCTTGTCCCTCCTAAAATACTGCTTAGTAATTAATATTCAAATCTAATTTAAGTTATTAAACTTTATTGTTTTTTTGACTTTAATAATAATTCATATATCTTTTTTTCTAATTCAAAAACTTCTTCCATTTTTAACACCATCCCTTATTTCTTTTTTAGATACATTAAATAATTTAGATAGAACTTCTATTTTATCTTTTGTAAGCTTAGTATTTCCTTTTTCAAGCTGATAATAATGCTCTCTTGACACTCCAAGTTCTAAAGCTATTTTACTAACCTTTAATCCACTTCTTTTTCTTATTTCTTTTAGAATCATTCTATCACCCCCTACTCAAATTATCACACATTTTTGTGAGATATAAAAATTCTATTTTAAGCCTTTTAAAGCAAAAATATATAGAATATTTCGATTTTTCTTCTATTTTCTCTTTATATCTTATTTGTGAGATTTTGTGTGATTCATTTTAAAATACCCTTTACTATATCACAAAAATGTAATACTATATAAAAGGAGGTAATCATTTATGGATTTTAAAGATAGATTGAAGAAGTTTAGATTAGAACAAGGATTTAATTCTAAAAGAGATTTCGCAAAAGAATTAGATGTTGGAGAAAACTCATATTATATGTTTGAAAATGGTTCACGCCAACCTAGCAAAAGTTTTCTTGCTAAACTCTCTTTATATTCAAATAAGCCTGAAGAATTTTGGCTTTATGGTGCAACAACTAATGAAGAAATTTGTAAAACTAGAGAAGAATACAAAATGATTCATTATCTTATGAACACATTAAAAGAGAATTATAAAAAAAATCATATTCTAACTAAAGAAGAAAAAGAAATGATTGCTTTAGCCTTTGAGGCTGATTTAAAACACTTATTAGAAAAAGAAAAAGAAGAACAAGTTTAATCTTGTTCTTCTTTTTCTATAAAATAGTATATTAATTTTTCTAACTCAAACACATCATTCATGTTATATCTCCCCTTAAACTATTAAATTTAATTCTAGTATTTAAAAAACTAAATGCTATTTTAATCAAATTAATCGAACATACGTTCTTTTACATATTTATTATTATAATATTTTTTCAACTATTTGCAAATAATTAAAATACTTAACACAAATTACACATAAATTCTAGCATAAAATCTAATTCCATCCATGAATATTTTTTGTCATTTTTCAACAAAATTTTCCATACTTTTCTTATTGTTTTTTCTTTTATATTTAAATAAAATTAAATTGGTGATTAAAATGTATTTAAATATAAAACATATTAGATTATCTAAAAAATTCACTCAGAAGAAATTAGCTCAAAAAGCTCGCATAAGTCAATCTTATCTTTCTAAACTAGAACGTAATGAAAAAGTAGTTGTATTGGGTGTCAAGCTAAAAATTATAAAAAATATTGCTAAAGCTCTTAATGTAAGTGAAGGAAAAATATTAATTTTAGACAAGGACTAGGTTATATAATTTTAATAACCTAGTTTTTATTTTCTTGAATTACATATATTAAATACATATAATGAATGTAAAGGAGGTTATTTTCATGAATAATAAAATATGTATGTATCTTAGAAAAAGTCGTGCTGATGAAGAACTTGAAAAAACTTTAGGAGAAGGTGAAACCCTTTCTAAACATAGAAATGCACTCTTAAAATTTGCTAAAGAAAAGAAACTTAATATAGTTGAAATTAAGGAAGAGATAGTTAGTGGTGAAAGTTTATTCTTTAGACCTAAGATGTTAGAACTACTAAAAGAAGTAGAGGCAAAAAAATATAATGGTGTTCTTGTAATGGATATGCAAAGATTAGGTAGAGGAGATATGAAAGATCAAGGTATAATTTTAGAAACTTTTAAAAATAGTAATACTAAAATAATTACTCCTCAAAAAACTTATGATTTAAATAACGATTTTGACGAAGAATACACAGAATTTGAAGCTTTTATGAGTAGAAAAGAACTTAAAATGATTAATAGAAGAATGCAAGGTGGTAGAGTTAGAAGCGTTGAAGAGGGAAATTACATTGCAACTAATCCCCCCTTTGGATATGATATTGATTTTATTAAAAAGAGTAGAACTTTAAAAATAAATGAAGATGAAGCTCCTGCAATAAATCTAATATTTAAACTCTATATAGAGGGAAATGGTGCCAGTGCTATAGCTGATGAACTAAATGTTTTAGGTTATAAAACAAAGCTTGGTAATAATTTTAGTCAATCTTCTGTATTAACCATAATAAAGAATCCTGTGTACATTGGTAAGATTGCATGGAAAAGAAAAGATATAAAAAAAAGTAAAACTCCTGGCAAAGTTAAAGATACTAGATTAAGAGATGTATCAGAATGGATTATAGCTGATGGAAAACATAAAGCTATAATAAATACAGAAACATGGGAAGTAGCTCAAAAAATCTTAAAAAGTCGTTACCATATCCCTTATCAACTTTCAAACTCTCCTGTTAATGTTTTTGCAGGATTAATTACTTGTGGGATTTGTGGTAAAAAAATGGTTATGCGAAAAGCTCGAGGTATTAACAGATTAATGTGCATATATAAATGTGGTAACAAAAGTACCCGTTTTGATAATGTCGAATCTGACTGTTTAAAATATCTTAGAGAATATTTAACTGATTATACTGCCGAAATAAAAAATCAAATTAAAGAAGATGATAAGAATATTTATATATCTCAAATATTTCAATTAAAAAAAGAACTTACAACTTTAAACAACCAAAGATTAAAACTATTTGACTTATTAGAAAGGAATTTATATGATGAAGATACTTTTTTAGAACGATCTAAAAATATCAATGATAGAATTGAAACTGTTTCATCAACTTTAAAATCTATAGAAAAACTATTAAAGAAAAAGTCTAAGGCTTCTTATGAAGAAGATATTGAATTTTTTAAAAGTGTTTTAGATGCATATGATGAAACAGAAAATATTTCTAAAAAAAATAGTTTACTAAAAAGCATCCTCTTTAAAATAGAATATACTAAAACTAATAAAGGAAAAGATTACGAAATTAAACTTTTTCCTAAACTTCGTAAATAA